GGGTACAGGGCAATCCCTTATGAGCAATAATACCGATGGAAATAGTGCTGTATCAAATTACATAACATCTTTTAATTCCAATGGTTTTACATTAGGCACAAATGGAACAGTAAATAATTCTGGCTCTACCTACGTCTCATGGACATTCCGCAAGCAACCAAAGTTCTTTGATGTTGTGACTTATACGGGGACTGGTTCTGCAAGGACTGTTGCCCACAACTTAGGTTCTGTTCCCGGTTGCATTATGGTTAAGTGTACAAATTCTGCTGAAGAATGGCAGGTTTATCACACTAGTCTTGGCAATACACAGTATTTACAACTTGACTCTACGAATGAGGCTCGAACTGGTGGTACACGATGGAACAATACTAGCCCCACATCAACACAATTTACAGTTGGAACTAATAGCGCAACTAATGGGAGTGGGCTTACTTTTGTCGCCTACCTATTCGCCCACAACGCAGGAGGCTTTGGCCTAACTGGTACAGACAATGTGATTTCGTGTGGCTCTTATACAGGCAATGGAACTACTGGTAACAGCGTGACTCTTGGATATGAGCCTCAATGGATAATGATTAAGGACATTACAGGCTCTACAAACCCTTGGGTAGTTGTTGACAATATGCGAGGAATGTCGCTAACCAATCGTGTCGAGCTTTATGCAAACAGTAGTAATGCGGAACTTACATCCACAACAAACAGACTGTTCCCAACTGCAACAGGATTTACGCTAAATGGGGACAACGCTTATTACAACACCAATGGCTCAACCTACATCTACATAGCCATTCGCAGAGGCCCGATGAAAGTGCCTACGAGTGGGACTAGTGTGTTTAATACTGCCTTAAGAACAACAGGAAATCCAAACTTTGTAGCTGGCTTCCCAATTGATATGTCAATTTATGCT